AGGTGAGGGTTGAACTTCCGTATCCCCAGGCGCGTGCGTATGCGCCTGAACACCGTCTGCACACCGTGCTTGGTTAGCGGCCCCTTTTGTCCCACCCACAGCCACGGGCACGTATCCTTGCGTGCGTCCAAGTAACGCAGTAGGGATTTGTGCGTCTTCCTGCCGTACGGCACCACCCGCTGCCCCGTCTTGCCCTCTACGTATACCATCTGCTCTTCTAACACCAAGTCCTGCCGCTCGACAGACAGGCACTCTCCCAGCCGCACCCCGGTGTCGTAGAGGAACAGGATGAGGGCGTAGTTCCGCACATCCTCGAACTTGCCAAACCCCTCCATCGACTTCAGCACATTGCGCATAACGGCAAGCGGTATGGGCCGCTTTTGTATTTTGGGCTCTTTTATGGCGGGCAACTGGATGCGTTCGTGCCCCTGTGCCTCCAGCCAGCGGCAATACACCCCCAGGTGCCGGTAGAAGGTATGCACCGATGCAGGCGACAATCGGGCGTGCAGCTGCCCAAAAAAGCCCTGCAAGCCCTCTGTCGTCCATTCCTGGGGCTGTGAGCATATATAGTCATACATGTACAATGTATCGGGAGAACAGCCCGAAGCGCGGCGCTCGGCCAGGAAATCAGAAAGGGGTGACCTCTTGAATACTGAAAAAGTCAAGAGGTCACCCCTGTTCCTAAAATACCGCTAACTTGTTGCAAAAGCATATATTGGTGGAGCCGAGGGGGATCGAACCCCTGACCTCCTGAATGCCATTCAGCTAAGATGTTGGTACACAAGGATTTACTTGCCGTTTATGGTTTTTGTGATGCGCAGTTTTATGTCGTTCTTGCCGGGGTCGAGGCCGTCGAAAAACTCATCTTCGGCCTTGTTGAGCAGCTCGAGGGCTCGGGACATCTGGTATTGCCGCGAACGTGCGCCGCACCAGCGGTGGACAAACCGGATGATGGCGCTGGACTCGTAGTTGTCCTTGTCGTGTCCTGCCATACACAGGAGGAAGGGCCAGGGGCCAATGGGCTCCAGGGCTGCTGCCAGCTTGCGGATGGTGCCAAAGGTTATGTGATCGTCGTCGGAGTTGAGAATTCTGCTTACCTGAGAGCGGTGAACGCCCATTTTGTCGGCCAAGTCTGATTGGGTGTATCCACACACCCACATCCAGTGGCGCACGTTGTAGGCGATGGTGCCCTGGGGCGTGGGCGGCATCCGCACGCCGCTTCTGATATACTCTTCCCACGCTTCCTGCGTCGGCCAGTTGTAGCGCGATTTGAAGTATTGTTGCGCCATGTGTCACACGATGAAGCAGTTTAGTATTGCATCTCGAAACTTCTACTTCTATGATTAATCAAGCAAACTGATGTAACTCACAGCAGACGAATTTGTCCGCTGTAGGAGTACAAAACCGGGGGGCGGCCCGGAGGAGGCTAATCTTGAAAAGCAACACTATTGCTCTGTCCGTGTATCCGAAGACGGCTCAGATAATGCGCCAACTTGCTTCAGCAGGGTTTGAAGACTCGCTCGTTTTGTCGGTTCTGATTGACGCCATAGGGCAATCAGCCCCAGGACAGTTTCGAGCCATTCCTCATCAGAGTTCTCAATCAACTCCACAACGCGACGTGGTAGAGTAGCGGACAAGTCCCCCGTCCGCACTTCTACCATCTCCTCCTTGTCGTTCGCAAACACCGAAAACTCCTTGATGTAGATAACGCTGTTGATTTTGCGCATACTGCTGATGCGCATATCGTCGCTGTTCACCCACAGGCTTACCTGCTTGGGAGTCACACCTATCTCGTCGGCCAGCCACTTCTGGCTGCGTCCCTCGCGCTCCAGCGCATTCCGTATCAAGTCTCCTACTTTCACAGCCTGAAAGTTAGACATTTTGCCTGATAAAATGAAGGGTAATTATATATATTTGCTTGACTATGAAGCTATGTCTCCTTAGATTCATAGCAAGAAGGAGTTATACCTACACATTGAGGGACTTGATGACAGACGGCACACGCATACGGATGGCTCGAGAAGAGCGCGACCTCACACTGGCGCAGGCCGGTAAGCGGCTGGGCATCACGCGCCAGGCGTGGCAGCAGTGGGAGGTGGGCACCCGCTCTCCCAACATGAAGACGGCACACAAGATTGCCGAGGCACTGGATTTGTCGCTGTCGGACTTGCTGCGGGTAGGTGACGAATGAACGGCGTCACCTTTAAGCAGAAGTATGATGAGGGAAAGGAGGGTGAGCTCATCTTGGACCGGCACTTCAGCACAAAATACATCATCGGCGACATCCCGAGCGCGATGGAGCGGGTGGGTGACATCGACAGGCTCTTTACCTGCTGCGCCACCAACCAAGTCTTCACCGTCGAATACAAGTCCGATTTTGAAGCTGTGATGAATGTGTTTATCGAAACCTACTGCGAGGGCCGTGGTGAGGCGAACCGGGGGTGGGCTCTTGATTGTTTGGCTCAATATCTTGCCATCTACATCCCGCACTGGAACAAGGTTCTGACGGTTCCGATGTCCACGGTAAAGGCTCGGATACCCGAGTGGTTGGGGAAATACGGAGAAAGTCCTGCCAGAGATAAGACGGTAGGTCGGGGAAAGCCCTACCAGGCACGGGGCATCCCGGTGCCCATTCAGGAGATGATAAAACACGGGAAGTATAGAGACATAGAGCCGCCAGCCCCTCCTGGCAGAGACAGACTGACGGCTCAGAACACACCAACACCTAACGGTGTCGGACATACAGAAGGAGCGAAGAATGGTCAGGAATGTCACCAAGTTTCTGCTGACGCTGCGTAGGCGCGTCACGCTGTGGAGTCTGACGGGGAGGTGGGTGTGAAGAAAGCGCACTGCGATGTATGCGATGACCTTGTGCTCAGTGGAGGGTGGAGAAAAGTAGAAACGTCCTTGATGGTTCCGCAAAACAAAACGCCTAAAGTGGTGCTCCGAGTAACTGCCCACATCTATGGCGATGTGAACCTCGCGCACCCCCTCGACTTGTGCCCTGCCTGTTGGAATAAGGCACTGAGGAGTGACGAGCTGGCGTCTGTGGCTGCCGCTGTCGCCAAAGCGAAGGAGGCATAGATGCTTGCCCACGACGCCCCCAGCGATATGGACTACGCCGCGCAGCAGCACGGCCCGTCCGATGCGGAACTGAAGGATGAGCAGGAGCGCCTGGACGAGCAGGGGCGTGCCCGCAAGGAGCGCAACAGCCGCGAGAAGGCACGGGCTGTTCTGGGCCTCGATACCGACCTCACGCGCCAGCTTCGCGGCGGGGTGATGATGTATACGGGGGAGGACTGCTAGATGTCCACCGTGCGATTTCCTGGCCGCAGCGTCCGCGACATCGTTTCCCCACCGGTGTGCATCGTGGATGCTCTCGAGCAGTTCGCCAAGGACATACCCGACACGTCGTGGGGGATCACCCTGCGGCTGACTATCGGCACCACCATCAACTTGATAAAGAGACATAGCGATGAACTCCAAAGACGTTAAAGGCATCATCTGCGGGGTGGTGCTCATCATCCTCTTATGTATCGAGTTCGACATAGGAGCATTCTGAATTAACCGGGGGAGTAGGAGATGGACCCTATGGAGCGTGTGCAGGTAAACTTCAAACTTCCGAGAGCCATTTCGCTTATCGCCAAGCTGCGTGCTGAGGAGGAGCACGTCAGCCTCCAGGGTTATCTGGAGAGCCTGGTGCTGGAGGACTTGGGCCAGAACTCCGACACCATCCGCAAGACGATGGCCGTCGTCGGTGCCGCCCTCGACTCTTATCAACAGAACATTAACTACAAAATGACAACGGAACACCGGTAGCCTGAGAATCGAGCGGCTAGTGGACTTGGGGGGGCCACGAATGGGGGGTGGGGAAGGTGCCGCGTGAGCGTCGTGGATGTGGGGGTTCGGGGAGAACTCCACAACCTGGCTGCGCAAAACCTGGGGAAACCCACCCCCTGCCGCAAATAATCCACGGAGCGAAAAACATTCGGGGCGGCTCCCGGCGATCGCTCCCGCTGGTTTATGACAGCATATCCTCTCCGCTGTCTGAGCCGCCCCAAACAAACACAGGAGCAGAACAATGCCACACATCGAAACGATGTTCTCTAACTACCTCAAGGCCGCCAGCCTCGAGGGCAAGGATGTAAGCGTCCGCATCTCGGGCGTGTCAGAGGAAGAGTTCGAGGGTAACAACGGCAAGGAGTTGAAGTGGGTGCTGCACTTCGCGGGCACGTCAAAGGGTTTGGTGCTGAACAAGACGAACGCTGGCAGTATCGCCACCCTTTACGGTCCCATCACCGACGAGTGGCCGAACAAGGTAATTGTGCTGTATCCCACGCGGGTGATGGCCTTTGGCTCGGAAACCGACGCCATCCGCATCCGCGAGAACGCCCCGGCACCGGCAAGCAACGGGGCAGCTGCTGCCGCCCCTGCTGCTCCTACCGCACCTCCGGTAGTCAGTGCCCCGGCAGCGCCGACGCCCGACGATGACGGACTCCCATTCTAGCAAGGGGTGCCACCGGTTGGGGTGGGAGCGTGGCACAGCCTCCTGCCCCGACCGCCCTTGCATAAGCCTGGAGAACGAGTGAACGCACGCAACCGCAAGATTAAGGGCAGCAGAGTCGAGCGCGAGATAGTCAACGCCCTCAAGGATGCAGGCATCGACGCCTTCCGCGTCCCTCTGAGCGGCGCAGGGGCGATATACGGCGATGTAAAGTTCGGGCCAGGGCACAAGTATACCGGGGAAGTAAAAGCCCGCAAGAACGGCGCAGGGTTCGCCACGCTGGAGCGGTGGATGGGCGACTGCGATGCCCTCATTCTGAAGAAGAACCACGCCACGCCGATGGTGTGCCTGAGCTGGGAATTTTTTGTGCAGCTGATGAAATACGAACAGGAGGCAGAAGGTGGCTTGGATTAAGATGCGGACGGACTTGGCTGGGGATCCTGCCGTCATCGGCGTTGCAATCACCACCGACCTCGACGAGGACACGGTGGTTGGGAAGCTCCACAAGTTCTGGAGTTGGGCCGATTCGCAAACGGCAGATGGTAACGCACCCAGCGTTACGGTAGCGTGGCTCGACCGCTACCTGGGCGTTGCAGGTTTTGGCAAAGCACTCATCGAGCAGGGGTGGCTGGTAGAGAAAAAGAACGGGATTTCCATACCCAAGTTCGACGAGCACATGTCCGAAAGTGCTAAAAAACGGGCACTTACATCCAAAAGAGCCGCAACGCACAGGCAACGCAAAAGTAACGCACCTAGCGTTACAACCGCGTTACCTAGAGAAGATAAGAGTAAGAGAAGAGAAGAAGAACCTAGAGTCAACACCGTGGTTTCTGACGGAAAACTCAACAATCTTTTCAAAAGTTACGGCCTTGTATCCCGAGGCATCCCTCCCATCAAGTCCTTTATCGAACCCGCAGAGAAAAAAGCCATTCTTGACGACTGCACCGCCTTTGTCGAAAAGCACGGCGAGGAGAAAGCCTGTGACTTGATGACAACACTTGCCGACAAGGCACCCGTTTCCATCAAACAAGCCCTCTATCTCCTGGAGAAGAAGGAGGAGGATAACCGTGGTAAAAAGCGCCTCTATTAGCGACGGCAGAAAGGAGCACCTGGGGATACCGCCGTCCTTCTTCTCTGCGAAGTGGGAGGATTGGACGACGGAGCTGCCGGGACAGCGGGAATGGGCGACGACGGCCTACGTCTTCGCTGGAGACTTGGAAAAGAACCTGGAGCTGGGGAAGGGGCTGACGCTGCTGGGGAAGGTGGGCACCGGGAAGTCGATGCTGGCGGCCCTCATCGCCCTCGAGGCTGAGGGGCTGCACCGGAGCGCCTGCTTCATCAAGGAAAAGGACTTGTTCGACGCCATACGCGCCGGGTGGGACGTGTCGGGCTACGACGAGAAGTATCACCTGCGGAGGTATCGCAACTGCAGGTTGCTCGTCATCGACGACTTTGACGTCCGAAAGCAGACGGAATATGTGGGAGAAATCTACCAGGACATCCTCGATGCCCGGTATGAGCAGAAGCTGTCCACCCTCCTGACGAGCAACACCCACATCGACGACCTTACCGAACGCTACCCCCGCCAGATGGACAGGCTGGCCCGAAACGAGGTGGTGGTGATGACAGGGGAGAGTATGCGTGGCTGATGTAAACCTGATAGAAGGCTGGGATGACGGCATCAACGTGTGGGCCATCAAGGGCTATGCCGTAAGCCGGGGCATCGGATACGAAGAGGCGAAGCAGGATATGCTCACGTTCCAGGCCAACAACCCGGCACCCGAGCCCATACGACACAAGAGGGGGCAACACGCCACACGGGAGGATGCCCGCCAGACTTTTCACCTCCTATTCGACAGATACAAGACGCACATGCGGCCCTACGAAGACCTCGAGCCGAGGTATGGGGAAGAGGACTTAGAGCCCGCGTTTTGACGCTTGCCACCGCTAAAGACTATGTCCGACGTGCTGAGGAGGAGTCTGACGCCATCGACGCCCTGCCGCCAGGGCAGGATCGGGACGAGAGGCTGCAGCGGCTGATGGAGTGGCTGGACACCAAATTTTTACAAATACCCGAGGACTTGAGGAGAGAGGCACTGCGATGAAGCACGTTGTACTCCTGTCCGGTGGCAAGGACTCCACAGCGATGGCGATACGCCTGCAGGAAGTGGAACCACGGGAATACACCTACCTCATCACCCCTACGGGCAACGAGCTGCCCGAGATGGAAGACCACTGGAAGAAGCTGGAAACCATACTCGACAGCCCCTTGGTGAGGGTGGGCAACAGGACGCTTATGGGCATCATCATCGAGCAGAATATGATTCCCAACTGGCGGGCAAGATTCTGTACTAGAATGCTCAAGATTGAGCCCTACAAGGCGTGGCTGCTGGACAACATGCCCGTAACCGGATACGTGGGGCTACGCGCCGACGAGGGAGAAAGAGAAGGCATCGAGTGAAAAGAGGACGAAATCAACGACGGCCTGACGACACGCTACCCCTTAACCGAATGGGGATGGGGAATTAAGGATGTCCTCACCTATCTCAGCGAAGTTGGCGTAGCCGTGCCGAAGCGCACCGACCACCGACGATGGTATGGACCGTATCCTGAAGATGGCAGAGGAATGACACCCTACTACCAAGATGATTGGGTGACTATTTACCACGGGGACTGTAGGGAGTGGTCAGGTAAGTTTGGATGTCTTTTACTAGACCCGATGTATAATACCATGAGGGATACGTTGGGGTGGACCGAACATAGTGGGGCATCCCTCGTTTTTTCTCAAGCCCCCTTCACGGCAGATGTTCGGGAGGTGTTGGGGAGGCGAGTGCTTAGGGAGATAGTATGGCATTATCCCAAGTTGCCCCGATGGACAAGCAACAATCTGCCCCTTACGTCACACTACAATATATCGTGGTGCCCAGCAGAAGAGAGGTTTTTTAACCGAAGACCGGGGATTGATTACAGTGAGCATACGGAAGAGGGGGAGAAGGGTTACATGGTTTTTGAGGGGTACCGGGAAAAACTCGCGCCCTTCAAAAAACACCCAGATGGAAGATGTTTAGCCGATGTGATAATCATGGACAGAGTAACACACGCCTCCACGCCACACCAAAAACCACAAGAACTATTAGAGTTGCTTATTACGGCTTTCTTCCCTCCACACAATTTGATACTAGACCCCTTCTGCGGCTCAGGAACAACACTTGCGGCAGCTAAAGACTTAAACCGCAAGGCCATAGGCATCGAAATAGAAGAGAAGTATTGCGAGATAGCCGCCAACAGAATGAGCCAGGAAGTGCTGGCGTTTTATGGAGAAAACCGATGAACCAGAAGATGAACGCAACGATGACAAAGGCACTCACCCACGCCCTCCTCGAGCCCGAAGACGAGAAGCGCCTGGCACGACGCGCATACCGGGGAGACAAGAAGGCGCGGGACGAGATGGTGGTGCGGAACCTGCGCTTTGTCGCCTGGGTGGCGAGAGAGAGTTATGAAATACAGCTGCCGCTGGAGGACAGGATTGCCGCAGGATGGACGGGCCTCATCCGTGCCGCAGAAAAGTTCGACCCTGACAAGGGGGTGAAGTTTATGACATACGCCGTATGGTGGATACGCCAGGCGATACAGAAGGCTGGCAGCGACGGCACCATACGCATACCCCAAAACGTCATACGCGACCGTATGCGCTTACAAAACGGCAGGGAGGATGAACTTACCCCCTCGCAGAAAGAGCAAGTAAAAACCGCCGCAAAGGCGATGTATGTCAAATCCCTGGACGACCCCGAACACCGGGCGCTGTGCAACCTGCCCGATGACATCCCCGCACCGGATGAGCAAGCCCTCGAGAACGACGCCTGCGACCATATCGCCGCAGCAATAGAAGTCCTGCCCCCCCGAACCGCAGACATCATACGCCGACACTACGGCATTGACCCCTACACCCCGCAATCATACCAGGTGATAGGTGACGCACACGACATCTCTCGAGAGCGCGTGCGCCAGGTGCTCGAGGGCGCGTACCGACAACTGCGCAGGAACAAAGCCCTGGCGCGGCTATAAGACCCCTTGAAACCCGCAAGCACATGTGCTACGTTAAAAGAACGGACACACACGCACAGGTGTCCCTGTGGCAAGATGTTGCTCAAACTGACACCCGGCTCATACATCGAAATCGTATGCCCCCGGTGTAAACGCCTGAATAAAATCAGAGCGCCAGAGAGCGCCTAATAACCGCAACCCAGAGGCTCAGAGAAGCCCTGCATCTCCTTAACCGGAGTGCAGGGCTTTTTGCGTTTTATGCAAATATCAGAACTCACACCCGACCCCAGGAACGCCAACAAGGGCACAGAGCGCGGACGTCACGCCCTCGAGGAGTCGTTGCGAACATACGGGGCCGGGCGCTCCATTTTGCTGGACAAGCACGGCACTATCATAGCCGGGAACAAGACAGCAGAGACAGCAGCAGACATCGGCCTGGATGAAGTGGTGGTAGTACAAACAGACGGCAACCAGGTGGTAGCCGTTCAACGCACAGACCTCGACCTCGCTAAAGACAACAAGGCCCGAGAACTCGCTTACGCCGACAACCGCGTGGCAGAACTCGACCTCGACTTCGACGCCGAAGTCATACTCACCGACCTGCAGCAGGGCGTCAACCTCGAGGACTTGTGGACCACAGCCGAGCTGGACAAGATGTTGAAGGACTTGACGCCGCAGGAAGCACCAGAGGCACAGGTAGACCAGGCCGAGGAGCTGCGAGAAAAGTGGCAGACGGAGCGTGGGCAGGTGTGGCAGGTAGGGCGGCACCGGCTGATGTGTGGCGATAGCACCAGCGAGGAGGACTTCAAAAGGCTGATGCTAGAGGATGTGGGGCAGATGATTTTCACAGACCCGCCCTATGGTGTCGGCTATGACGGAGGAGCAAAGAAGCGTAACAAGTTGGACGGTGACCACGTCGGCACGGATATATACGCAAAGGCTTTACCGGTCATCGCCGGGGTCGTAGACAAAAAGGCGCCGCTGTACCTGTGGTATGCTGATGGACACGCAGCCGCAGCCGCAGCCGCAGCCGCAGGATATGAAATAACCGCCCAGATTATCTGGGCAAAAAATCATGCTCAATTCGTCACGTCTGCGCACTACAAAGGGAAGCATGAGCCCTGCTACTACGCACACAAAAAGGGGCAATCAGCCCGCTGGCATGGTCAGAATAACGAGGTCACGCTGTGGGAGTATGACAGAGCCTCGTCCAACACATACCACCCAACGCAGAAACCAATAGAACTGGCCACCAGGGCCATAGGCAACAGCACAGAGCCGAGTCACATTGTTGTGGATGCTTTTTTGGGTTCAGGTAGCACGATGGTAGCCGCCGAACAACTGAACCGCACCTGCTACGGTATGGAAATCGAGCCCAAATACTGCGCCGTCATCCTCGAGCGCATGGAGCAGATGGGCGTCGTTGGTGTCGTAGACGGACAAAATGCCGCCGCGTAAACACATCGACCTCGAGAAGCTGGAGAACTTTTGCGTCCTGGACCCCTCAGCCGGGGAGATAGCTGCCTACTTCGGCGTGCATAAGAACACTATCCAGCGCAGGATGGGTGAGAAGAAGTTCAGGGAAGCGCACGACAAGGGCGTGGAGTCGGGCAACACGATGCTGCGGCAGGCGCAGATGAAGCTGGCGCGGGATGGTGACAAGACGATGCTCATCTGGCTGGGTAAGCAGCGCCTAAGCCAGAAAGACGAGAAGATGATAAAGAAGGATGCTCACACCACTATCGAAGTTGTCGGACTATCCGACACTATGGCACTTGCTGAGGAAGCAGCCGCCCAAGGCAATGTTGTCCCACTGCGCAAATCTGGCACGAAATGATTTGTTCTTCCTCTTGCGCTACGGTATGCGCAGGGAAGATGCAGAGCGGCAGTGGGTGCTGGACAGGTGCCGAGAAGTGCAGGAGCAGCCCAACGGCTGCCTGGACTTGTGGTCGAGAGAGCATTACAAGTCGAGCGTCATCACCATCGCCCTGACGCTGCAGAACATCCTGAACAACCCTGACTTAACGGTTGGCATTTTTAGCCACACGCGGCCCATAGCAAAAGCCTTCCTGCGGCAGATAAAGCAGGAGCTCGAGACAAATGAAATACTAAAAAGCTGGTTTCCCGAAACCCTCTACAGCGATCCCAGGAACCAGAGCCCCAAGTGGAGTGAGGACGAGGGCATAGTCGTCAAGCGCACGGGCAACCCCAAAGAGGCGACAGTAGAAGCCTGGGGCATCATAGACGGCCAGCCCACCAGTAAGCACTTTGACATCCTCGTTTATGATGACGTGGTGACAGAGAAGAGCGTGACGACACCGGAGATGGTGAAGAAGACAACCGACGCTTGGGAGTTGTCGCTCAACCTGGGCAAGGAAGGCGGGCACAGGCGCATCATCGGCACGCGCTACCACGACTCGGACACCTATGGAACGATACTGGAACGCCAAGTTGCGCGACCTCGCATATATCCTTGCACACAGGACGGCACGGCAACCGGCGCTCCAGTGTTGTTCTCCAAAGAGTATATCGAGGACAAGCGCCGGGCGATGACGCCCTACAACTTCTCTACACAGATGCTGCTCGACCCGATGCCCGACGCATCGGCGTACTTTGCCAAGGATTTGTGGCAGACATACCGGCTGGGAGAAGCGCCGCAGGGCATACGCTACATGGCCTCCGATTGGGCCATCACGCACGGCGCTGGCGACTACACCGTCATCGGCGTCGGCGTGGTAGACCACAACGACGACTTATATCTCACGGATTGGTGGCGCGGACAGGAAGCACCGGACAAGAGCGTAGAGCAGGCCGTGAGGATGATGAAGAAGCACCGCCCCCGCGACCATATTGCCGAGAACACGGTGATAGAGCGGAGTGTGGCCCCCCTGTTGCGGCGTGTGATGCGCAGTGAGGGCTACCTGTCAACGGCAGAGCAGTATATCAGCGCAGCGGGCAAGAAGGATGAGAAGGCGCAGAGCATTCGGGGCAGGATGGCAAACGGCAAGGTGTTCCTGCCCACCGAC